ATGCCCTAGGGGGTGTCTTTTTTGCAGACCCCTCCCCCAGGTATCACATTTCAGTCCTAGACCTTGTCTTAGGCACTGATTATTTTATTATTTTTGTTTTTGTAAGTTTGGATTCTCTACTTTTAAGTATTTTACAAATTTTCCTTGCTTACTTATAGCTCCATCATATAATAACTGATCAAATGCTAATTCGATTTCGCTTTCATTAGCTTCATCAGGTAGTTGAAAACCTGGTTTTGCTATTCTTGCTAATCGTTCACATGTATTATAACCTTGTGATAAATCGTAGAAATACCAATCATCCCATTGAGTAAAAGGATTGAATGGATTATCTTCTGTTGTTAATCTGTATTTTTCCATTTTACCATTTACTCCTTTCCTGATAAGTATTTTACAACGGTTGCTGTTGAAACACCTAATAATTCGGCGATCTCTTGATTTGTGTAACCTTTAGATGACATAGACTTCATTCTACTTATTTGATTTTTACTTAAAGAATTATTGTTCTTATAAGGAGTAGCTAATTGTCTAACCCTTGTTTTATCTGCAAATCTAAAGATCTCTTTTAGTGTTGTAGGATGAATAGCACCAGCTTGTATTGCATCCCATTGTTTATCCGAAATAGTTATTTCTTTTCTTTCAGCTCCAACATTTGCACGAGCTTTATTTAATAATCTGGTTGCTAATTTAGTTTTTTCTTCCTCAGACATATGAGGATCTTCTTGAACTTTAACTTTTAATTCAGAAGCAGCTATCATTTGAGCTTGTCTCTCTCTCGGAGTGTTTTTTAAAGCTTCATTTAACTGATATTTTAAATCCTTAACCTCATCTTCATATGTTTTAGCTGCAGATGGGGAATAACTGGTATCTTTAATATAATAGGCTTCTTTTCTTGCTTCATTTGCTAGCGATTTCATTTTATTGGCATAATCAGCATACAAAGTCTCTTGCACTCTGCTTCCTGGATTACCAGACATTAAAGTTCTTGCATCATCAGTTTCCTGCATTTTAGTGGATTCAGTCACAGCTGGTTTCGGTATAACTCTTTCAGTTGATACTTTCTTAAATTCACCAGTTTCTTTATCCTTATAATACATTTCACCGTCTTTTTCATAGATTCTAGCCTTTTGTTTTTTACCATTAGAATCTTTATATTCTACATTTTTATAAATAACATTAGTGTTTCTATATAATTTTTTTCCGGTTTTAGGATCAACATATTCAGTATGTTTTTCTTTTTGACCATAAACAACACCAGTTTTTTCATCTAAATATAACTTTTTTTCTTCATCAATAAGTGTTAAAATATTTCCAGTATCATTTGCAACAAATGCACCTGGTTTTCTTTCTAACACATTTTGAGGACTCTTAGATCTTGACAATATTGTTGCAGCGCCTTCTTTATATCTACCATCTTCTTCAATATGGCCTTGATATTTACGATGTAGTGCTTTTACATTATTATCTATTTCACTTTGTTTATAATCTAATTTATGCTTAGATGCATCAATAACAACCATTGAATGTCTAACGGCTGCTGCTAACTCATCTTCAGAAGCACCAGCTAGTGTCATATCAGTAATTAAATTTGATACAACACCCATCTGAATTTGTTTATATCGTTCATCCATTATAGGATATTCTATACCATTACGACTAGCATGCTCGATTCCATTGTCATCTTTCCATGTTTTATCTGGTCCATATTCTACACTTGGATCAAATCCTTTTAATCCTTTTAATGGATCTTTTGATTGAATTTTAAATTTATCAGGTTGTAATGGTATAACCATAACTGTATCACCATCAAAATCAGCTCCTGATAAAATATGAGCAGTTTCAGCATTGATTCCAATAGCATCTAATGCTCCAGAAGTTATGGTTTCTCTACCTTCCTTATTTCTATTATTAACTTTTACAATAGGAATTTCGAATGTTCCTCCATGAGGGTATCTAATTAAAGCCAATTCAGATCCATCCTCATAGTTAGGAGCATAACATTCTCCCTCTTTAATACTTTTTAATGGTAATATTACTTGATATTTTTGACCTGGGAATGGAGCTGCTTTTAAATCCAATGCTGCTCTATCACATTTGTCAGCATATTCATTAAGCATTTCTCTTTTTATAGTAGGATTAGTAACTTCCATAATTTGATTGAATTCTTCTTCTTTTGTCATTTTAGCCAAATTAAGTTGACGTTCAATTGTTTTATGAGGTTGTTTTCCTAACATTTGAGACGGCAATTCACGAGACCACTCATTCCAGTCTCCTTCATCAGCTCTTTTATTAATTAAGGATAAATGGTATTCGCCATCATCTCCTAAATAATAACTTTGACCACCATGTCTAAATGCATCAGGATAGTCAATACCTTCTTTAATAGAAGATCCAAATGGATTATCGGGATCTTTTTTAAGATTTTCTTCAACTGATTTTAAAGCGCCTAATTTACCTTTTTCTCTCGGTTTATTACTATTAAATATCACATCGACGCCATCTGGAAAATCTTCATCATTTCCATAGACAGCCATACCTTTAATATAATATTTATCATCAACTAATATTCTAACTTGAGCATAATTTGATTCACCTAAAGATAAATCTTTAACACCTCTTCTGATTTCAACGAGACCATCTTTAGCAGTTCCTCCATCTTCATCAAAACGAACCATAAGTCTTTTTGAATCCATTGACTCAGGATATTGAAATTTAAATATATGATCTCCATTATCAGGACTTGTATATTCATTTAAATGTCCAATTTCAGAATAATTATATATATCTTTATATTCAACATCTGGTTTTGCTAAAACTTTAATTGTTGTAAATTGACCTTTATTAGTTGCTTGAGGAACACGTGCATTATATACATTATATCCTTCGGTTTGAAGAATTTCTAAGGCAACATCTAATTTGGTTCTAGTGATTCCAATTTCTCTTTCCACACCAACACCAACATCAAGAGTTCCTTTATCTTCTAAAATCTTTTTTAATTCTTCAGCTGTTTTCATAGAAGTGTTCATTCTAGCTTCAGCTTCTCCATTTAATAAAGATCTTACTGTAGATTCACCAATAGGAGATTTATCAAGATTATATTTTTCTCCTAATTCTTTTCCAATTTGAATATTGGACTTTCCTTCTTCTTGAGCTTTTTTAGCATAAGCAATTTTTTCTCTACGAAGATTATTTTTATCTATTGTATATAAAGCTCTTAAACGAGTTGTTGATATACCAAGACCTTCGGCTATTTCAACTTCGCTCAATCCTTTTTTCTCTAATTGCTGAACATATGTATAGAAATCACCTGTTGTTTCATGTTGGTATGGATTTTTACCAGATCCTTTTGGATATCTTCCAGATCCTCTTCCAGGAGGATTATCGTCTGCACCAACACCAATATGTTCAATATATTCACCCAATCTTTCAAATAATTCTTCTTGAGTAAATTCATCAAACACTAAAGAATGCTTTACTTCATCTTTATTATCTTTTATATATTTGTTAAAAATATAACCTGGCATCTTCATAGAATCCATTGTTGAACTATTTACATATGTTCTATATTCATTCCAGGCTTTAATAAACCAGTCTTGATCTCCATATTTTTGAATGAGATCGTCTAAAATTTCGCAAACAATTGCTGGCAAATCTTCATAAAAGTCTTTATTAAGTTTCTTTTTAATAAAATCTTTTTTACTCATAAGATTATCGACCCTCTCTTTCTAAAAATAATTTAATCAATTCTGTTCTGTTCTGTATTTTATCCATATATTCTTGAATAACATCTCCGGTAGGATTGTCGATCAAAACTTCTAAATTTTGATAAATTCTACACTCTATTAAATTTAATGATCTAGGATTCACATGATATTCTAAACAAAATAATGCTGCATAAATATATAATTGTTTCATATTTGCTTGGTTTACTCCATTTTTATAATCGTGAATTCTTAAAACTTTTTCTCGTTCATAGTATCCAATAGCATCTGCTGTACCAAAACAAAATGGATTATAATATAATAATACCTCGGACGACATATGAAAACCTATAGCATCATTCACAAATGGAACCAAATTGTCTAAAATAAGTCCTGGATCATAAGCATCTTTTGGTACAAAAGCTTTATATAAAGTCATTTCTATCAAATGAATATCATGCTTATTTAATTTTGTTCTGCTAACAATACAATCATGAGCTAATTGATGAATTGAAGTACCGATTACTTGTGAGAATTGTGAATAGTATCTTGCTTCAAATGTTACATCGTCATAACTAGTCCAATGATAATTGCTAGCACCCATAAAGGCATGCTTGCCTTCAAGTTCTTTGTGATTATTCCAAATCATTTCTGTTCCTCCAATATTAAGCTTGAGCTACTTCATTATACCTATAATTACTCATCAAGAATTGTAAATTCTCTTGATTCTCTTTCCAATCATTAAATTGTTTCAAATTAAATTTGATTGAGTTGATATAAGTAAAATATGCTACCATATCGTTGAGAACTTGCTGCACATTCTCTGGATACACGAAAGTAGCAAAAGACATTGTATTCATTGTTTTTATATAATAATCTTGATTCGGACGATGCGGAGCATTTTCATTTTTTTTACACTCTAAAGCCGCCCAAGTTATTCCATATAAAATCAACAAATCTGGGATTCCCTGAATATAATTAGGATCTAATTTAAGAACTATGCATCCAGGCAATAGATTTTTTATTGTTCTAATCAAACTAGCTTGGAATACATTTTCATTCTTCATTTCAGTTCCTCCTAAAAAATAAAAGTGTTTGTGATAAAGGAGAGAATACATTAAATATCGCAAAGTTTCCTCTGCAATGTCTTAATTTAAAAACAAATTAAAATCGATATTCTAATCCTTTCTCTCCATAAAAGGCTTTGTTTTTTTCGCGAACAAAAAATTAAGAGCATCTGTTTTTTCTGCAGTGCTCTTAAATCTATTTCATACTATTAACGCTTCCACACCGAAGTGTATTGCGAACTAATTTCTTACTTTAGATGGGATTTGATTCCCATATAATAAGATGTAAAAAATGCGAAGGCATACTTTTTTTCAATTTTGCTACTTCAAGGAGCCATCCAAGAAACTATATAGCAGGCTATGCCAGACCTCTTGCTCGACAGTGACAGAATCGAGTAGGTTTAATTGGTTTTCCTTCCAATTTAATTATTGTTGTTTTTTATTGTGGTCAATATATAAATAAACAAACATTATGATAAATATCATCATCAATACTGATAAAATAATATTGACTATAATAAACCAATTCGGTAAAATTTCTTTTAAACTTGCTGTTGTAATCATTAGATATGTTGGCATTAAAATGGTGACCAATAATCCAATCATCATTATAAATGTCTTTAATATGATACTAATTTTTTTCATATTACCCCTTTCGATGCTTATAATATATTGCATCTATATAAATATATCCCCATTTACTAGCTTGACGCTCAAACCAAATTGATT